TTCATACCCAGAAACTCCCTCATATTCTTCATATAAAATTTCTGGAGAAGTTGAAATATTAAATGTTTGATTAAGATACTTAGTATTAAACTTAATAAATTTTTTCATTATGAATTAAATATGTAATATTATTTATAACTTTCTGCCATCATACATAATATATAAGGTCAAAAAGTATTTATAGATGCCTAGTATCAAGACAGTTTCTCAAATTCAGGCAGCTTTATTGCATCCAGCAACAACTTCTCATTTTGAAGTAGAGATACCTAGACCAAAAAAATTAACCAAACAATATCTAAGCGACAATGGTCTTAATTTTTCGAGTGTAAATGAAGACAGATTGAGATTGTTGTGCTGTGAAGCATCTCTTCCTGGATCTAACTTAGCTACTCTAGAAGTTACAAACGATTATACTGGAGTCACTGAAAGACACGCGTATCGTAGAGTTTATGATGATCGAATTGATTTCACATTTTATGTTGATGCAGAATACAATTTACCAATTAGATTCTTTGAAGTCTGGATGAAGTACATTTCTCAAGAAAGTGTAGCGGAGAGAAATGGATTATCATCAAAAAATAAAGAATATTTCTATAGATTTAATTATCCTGATAATTACATAGCTGACCAGGGTTTAAAAATTCATAAATTTGAAAGAAGTAGTTTGGGTGGGTCTAAAGAAACTAGAAGTGTAAGAGCTAGTATTCTGACTTATGAATTTATAAGATCTTTTCCGATTAGTATAAATTCAATGCCAGTTTCTTATGATTCTTCTTCCCTATTAAAATGTACAGTAAGTATGAGTTATATTAGATACATTGTTGAGAGACTAACTGATCCACCTGCAGAACAAGAACAAAGTGGATTACCAGCAACTCCTTTGGAACAAGCTCAGTGGAATGCTCCTGATTATTTCTTAAATCCACAGTTTGGAGTCGAAGGTCCTCAGGGAACTCCAACGCCAAATGACTTTCTTAATATTGGCAATCCTGCACTTGATCAGTTTGGTGTTAGAGACCAATTTGGAAGAGGTGCTGCTGGAACAACAGGTGCGAATATTTTAGCATAAAAAAAGAGGGTTCAGAACCCTCAATTGTCTTTCCAATCTGTTGGAGGTGGTGGAATAAGACCTAACGTTGCTAGTCCAGTAAAGACGTATCCAGCGCCAAAAGCAGTGCATACTAAAATGCAGTATGCTATGAATAATTTTTTTAGAATATTAATCATCGTTTTTAGAAGTACCAATTGTTCCGAGAGCACCAGTAATTGCAATCAAGTTTGCTAGGAGAAACCAGTTTCCTTCGGCAGATACATTTAGTCGATGCCGCATCTCTTCGTGATGGGATCCTGATGCAACTGCATTTTCTAGAGCTGCCATATCACGAACTCCCCAAGAACCAAAGTACATAGAAAGTCCAACACCGTAGAGAAAGACAAGACTGAAGAAGAGACGACGCATTGGTTTTTTGTTTACCTTTGTATTATAAGGTGAAATCATTCCCCTGTCATCCTCTAATGGACGCTTTTCCATCTGACCATCCCCTATAAATAATCACACTGAACACTCTATAGGACATTATGCCTTTACCTAAGATTGCTACGCCAACGTATGAACTTGAATTGCCATCAACAGGAGAGACAATTCAATATAGACCTTTTCTAGTTAAGGAAGAAAAATTACTTATAATTGCTTTAGAAAGCGAAGATACGAAGCAAATTACAACAGCGATTAAGACAGTTATTAAAAACTGTATTCTTACTAAAAATATTAAAGTAGAAGCACTACCTACTTTTGATATTGAATATTTGTTCTTGAATATTCGTGGTAAGTCGGTTGGAGAAGAGATAGAAGTTAATATCATTTGTCCCGATGATGGTGAAACCCAAGTACCCATAAAAATCAATCTTGATGATATTCAAGTTCAAAAGAACGAAGAGCACTCTAATCGAATCAAACTTGACTCTAATATTATGATGGAGATGAAGTATCCATCACTGGATCAATTTATTAAAAACAACTTTGACTTTAATGATAAGAATGCAATGGATCAATCATTTGAATTAATTGGATCTTGTATTGATAAAATCTTTACTGAGGATGAGGTTTGGTCCTCTGCTGATGTAACAAAAAAAGAACTTGTAGAGTTTTTGGAGTCAATGAATTCTTCTCAGTTCAAGGATATTGAAAAATTCTTTGAGACGATGCCTAAGTTGTCTCATACAATTAAGGTTACAAATCCAAATACTCAGGTTGAAAGTGAAGTTGTTATTGAAGGGTTAGCATCTTTTTTCGCATAGGAATGGTCCATATGGACCTTGAGAATTATTTCCGTCTTAATTTTTCTCTGATGCAGTACCATAAATATTCTTTATGGGAGATTGAAAATATGCTACCTTGGGAAAGGGATGTGTATGTTACTTTACTGCAACAACATCTTGAAGAAGAAGAGTCAAAACAAAGACAGCAAATGAGCAATGCCCAATTCTGATGACGTAAAAGATCTAGATTTACAAGTTAAAAAAACGGTCATCTCTGCGGAAAGTTTTAAGAGAGGGAGCACATTTGACTCGGCAAAAAGTTTTGTGAGTATTCATAAAACTTTGTCAAGTCTTGCTGGGCATTTAAGGAAAGTTGTTATAAGAGTTGGTGATTTAGAAAAGTCTTTTAATAATCAATCTAGAAAAATTACAAGTCTCAAAAATATTTCTGCACTTCAGGGACCACAAATCAGAGGAACCAATATTGGCGCAAAACTACCTGGTGGTTCTGTTCAAACTGTAGATAAAAATATTGCTGCGATCACTGAATCCGTAAGTTCAATTGCGGAAATATTAGCAGGAAGAAAAAAACTTGCAGATGATACTGCTGCTTATGATAGAAAGAAATCAGAGCGAGAGAAAAGAGCACTAGCAGAAAGTAAGTTAGAAAAAAGATTTGATGGATTAAAGAGAGCGGCAGAAAAGATACTCTCTCCAGTTAAAAGTATCTTAGATAGAATAATTAACTTTTTAGTTACTGTTTTACTTGGAAGAGTTGTTTATAAATTGATTGAGTGGTTTGGAGATCCTAAGAATGCGGGTAAGGTTAAATCAATAATTCGGTTCTTGACTGATTGGGGCCCTGCATTACTTGGTGGATTTATTTTATTCGGAACTAGATTTGGAAAGGGAGTAAGAATTCTAACAAGAATCGCACTCTCTGGAGTTGCAAGACTTGCAAAGGCAATACCTACATTATTGAGATTTGCTAGAAGAAATCCAAGAACTGCTCTTCTGGTTGCTGCCGGAACATATGCTACCACGCAACTTGCGGGGAAAGCTTTTAGTAGTGGAGATTCTTCTACACAAGGATTTTTTGGTGGTGGATTTGTAAAACCAAAATTTAGATTCCCTGCATTTAGTGGAGGTGGATTTAATTTTAAAAATATGATGGGCGGATCTTTTAGTAATGGATATGTAAGTGGGGAAAAGGGTGTAGATAAAGTTCCCGCGATGCTTAGTGATGGTGAATTTGTTATGTCTCGTGGGGCTGTTGAAAAATATGGGGTAGATACTCTAGAAGCAATGAATGCTGCTGGAGGTGGAACAAATAAACCTAAGATTATTGGAGGCAAAACTTATGCTGCTGGTGGTGGATTGGTAGGGAGATCTGATTATTATGTTTCTGAAATTTTAAAAGGATTGTCTCCACAATATAAATGGGCAGAAGGTTTGGCGAAACAAGCAGGTGTTTCCGCTCAAAATGCGATGCAACAATCTGTCGGTGAAATTATTAATCAAGGAGTAAAGGCTCAAAGATATCTGACCGGCGATAAGGTGCAAAATGATGTAATGAATCTTGGAAATAGAGCAATAAATTCTTTACAAAACAACTTTAATACTGTAAGGGAAGTTGCTAAAAATGCTTCCGAATCTGTTGGGAGGTTGGGAACTAGTGAAAGATATAAGACAATGGCAAAAAATAATGAAAAGAAAAGTCAAGAAGCCATCAACAAATATGATGCTTGGATACAAACTTTACCAAAAGGATTTTTAAAAGATACTATGAATAGGGGACTGATTCCCATCCCCACAGGAAATGCCTTTGGTATGACTGGATTGACATATGTCAAAGCTATGCTGGGTCCCTTAGGCAGACCTTTTAAAATTTTGAGCAATAAATCGGTTGATAAGGCAAGACAGGAGATGATTGATAGGACAGCAGCGGCAAATGGATTAAGAGTTGGACCGGATAGAAAAATGTCTATGGAGTGGAATAGAGTATCTGGTCCAGGTTCTGGACAATACACTGATGACCTTAAATCTTTAGGTGGTGCCGGTGGATTTGGTGGAGGTAAATTTTTCAATTCTACTTTTGGTAGGTGGTCTGGAACTCAAAAGGGAGATAGAATAGTTACTAATGATGTATATAATTTCAATGAACCTGTCGGCGTCTATGCCAAAAAGTCTATGGACGCTATAAAAAAAGGTGATTTTGGCCAGGGATTATATAATATTGCATCTATGGCAGGAAAATTTGCTCAAGATGTTGGATGGATGAACCAAAGAGCTTTAGGATCTGAAATTGATGTGGGATCTATTAAATATATTGATCTTAAAACAGGAAAACCAAAAACAACTTCTTCTTCAATTATGATGTACGGTGAGAATGATCCAAGAAGAAATCAGTCTGGACCATATCAGTCAAGATTTGCTCGTCCAAGAAATGCAGGCGTAAAACCCGTTAGGCCCCCTGCTAAATCTGTAGTAAAAGTCGTAAGAACTAAAGCAGATACTATTAGTACTGGTCAAGGTGAAGGAAGAATATCAAGACCAAAAACTCCAAGTTTCAGCGCAAGCACGAGGGGGTCTAGTGCTAAAGCGAATACACTGGGTATTCCAAATCAAGCTTCTTATAGGTAATAAGAGATGGCAATTAATACTCAGAAGTTTTTACCATCAATAAAAAAAGAAACAGAGACTCTTAATATTAAGAAATCTTCCATTGTTCTCTCACAAAACTCTGTAAAAAATATTGCTACGATCAAAGTTAAAGTTATTCAAATTGAAAGTATTCTAAAAGGAACTCTTGCATCAGAAAAGAAAGCACTTGATCAAAAGAAAAGAAAGGAAAGTTCGGAAAGAAGAGAAAAGCAAGAGGAAAAATTAGAAACAAAAACTAATATGGGAATGGGGCAAGTTAAAATGCCATCACGCCCAAGACTAGGTATCTTTGATTGGATTAAAAACTTTATTGGTAATATTATTCTTGGATATTTTGCTGTAAGATTAGTCGATCATCTCCCCAAAATAATGCCTATTGTTAAACTGTTGGGCAAAGCGGGTGATTTCATTGTAGATTTTGGCGGAAAACTTCTAAACGGATTAGCAACTTTTATTGACTGGGGATACAAGGCAGTTGACTTTAGTCGTGGTTTAATTGGCAAAACATTTGGTGATGATGCATTAAAGAATTTTGATAAACTCACTAGTGAGTTTGAAAAGTTTATGAACCTTGCCATCATTGTGGGTATGGCAAGTGCAGACTTTGGAATGGATAGAATGAGGAGATCTGGACCCACAGGACCCACAAGAGGTGGAACTAGAACAAGGACTGGTGGTGCTCCAATAGGAGGTCCTGACATACGAAATCCACTTAGAGAAAGACCACGTATTACTGAGGGTAGAAGTGGTCAGCCCTCTGCACCTAGACTTCCAGGAACTGGACCTAGAGTTACTGGTTCTGGTGGCGGAGGCCCAAGAATTAGATTACCTGGAATTAAAGCAAGAGGGGGATTGCTTGGATTAGTTTTTCTTATCCCTGATTTAATTCAGTCTGGAATGTTAATGTCTCAGGGAAGAGGTAAAGATGGATTAAGGACACTTTTAAGTGCTGTTTCTGGTGTTGCTGCTGGGATGGCTGCGTATTCTGCAACTATTGCTGGAGCAGCTGCTTTAGGAATAACGGGTGTCGGATTACCTGCTGCTATTGCTCTTGCTCTTGCTGGATTTGGTGTTTCCGCATTAGCAGGAACTGCAGCATTTAACCTCACGGATGCCGGACTTAGAAAACTAGGTTTAGTTGATAATGATCCTAGTACAGGAAAACCATATGTATATAAAGGTGGAGGTCGCACTCCAACAAGAGGTGGAAAATCTAAGGGAAGTGTGAGAAGGACTATAGGAAAAACGAAAAAAACAAAGTATAAAAGAGTAGTACCTCAAAAACCAGGAAGAGTTGAAATAACTTCTCCTGGAGCAGACATTGGTGGTGAAGATAAACTATTTGGAATATTTCCAAATCCTTTGAAAGGAGCTCAGAAAGTCATTGATGCAATGAATCCTTTTAATACAATTAAAAAGTCTGGAGAGGAACTTGGAAAAACTGACTATTTTGGGCCCATTCTTGCAATTACTTCCAAATTACTTGTCGGACAAAAACCAAGTCAACAGGATTATGAAAATGTTGGCCTTGGAATTAATATGTTAATTGCAAAAGGTATTCAAGATAAACAATTAAAAGGAGGAGTTGTTGCTGCTTTTGCAGAGGGTGGAATGGTTGATCCTGATGTTTTATCAGCAGCAGAAACTGGTGGAGATATTAGTAATTGGGTTGCAAAAACTTTCCAAGGTGAAATTGAAAGTAATGCTCAAAGAACTTTGCGTTTAATTAAAGAAAATGCGGAAAAGAAAAAAGAAGGCAGTGGGGAAGGATCAAAACCAACGGAAGATGAAATGCCTCAAGGAACTGGTGCTTTAATTGGGAATACAAATGCTGAAAAAGTTTTTAACTACCTTATTGGATATGGATTTACTGAACAAGCAGCCGCAGGAGTAATTGGTAATTTAATGCAGGAGTCTGGAGTTAATCCACAATCAAGACAACTTGGTGGAGGACCTGGAAGGGGTATTATGCAGTGGGGAACTGGTCCTGGAAGTGGTGGTAGATGGGATGCCCTTTCTGCTTGGGCAGCATCTTCAGGAAAAGATCCTTGGAAATTGGATACTCAAGTTGAATGGATGATGAAAGAAATGAGATCTTATGGCACTCTCAATAGATTAAAGGGTGTTACTGATGTTAAAAAAGCAGTTGAAATTTTTGAAAGTGAAATGGAAAAAGCAGGTACTCCAAATTATCCTAGAAGATATCAATATGCTGCTGATGCACTAGCAAGTTTTGGTGGCGGCAAAGCTGGTGGTATGGGTATTGGAAAAATGGATAAAGGTGGAATAGGCGGCGCGGTTGCAGAATATATTACTGGAGATCCAAACACTTCATTTGGTAGATTTGATAAAGCTGGCCATGGACTTCCCTCAAATTATCACGACCATATTGCTTTTAAAGATAGAGGAACCGCAGTTAGAGCATATAATTTCTTTAAGTCTAAGGGAATACAGGTAACAGAATTTAAAGGATTTAATCCAGTCGGAGGACACGCATCTGGGTCTTATCATTACTCCGGTTTAGCGTTTGATATTCCAGGAGCACAGTGGGGGGGATCCGGTGCTATTGGTCCAACTGAGTATTCTGGATCTTCAAAAGTTAGGAGAACTTTGAAAGAATTTTTAGGGACCGGTCCCTTAGCAAAACCAATGTATAAGGGCGGCAGAATTAATGGACCAACTCTCATCAAAGGTGGCGAAAAAGGTCCTGAGTATATGTTAGACTCGGATACAACCACTGGATTAGATTCTGTTGCTCCTGGATTAGCGGAGAAATTGAATATGGCGAAAACTAAACCACAACTTGCAAGCATTCTTCAGCAATATGCTTCTTATGAATCTGGTGCTGAACAAACGGTAGTCGTTGTGGATTCTCCGTCTACAAATACTATGAGTGGAAACTATGGAGATTCATCTGGTATTGCGATGATGATGGGTGGAAGTGGTGCAGGAGATGATCCATTTGAGTCTCTTCACATTGGTGGTTAAATAAGGTATCAGGTAATAAGAAATGTCAAATCTAATCGTTACGAAAAGTGCTGAACCGTCTTTTATAGAAAGGATTGATATTGTCTCAAATAAAAGTCAAAGTAAAACGGCAAGTGTTACAGGTGGCACTATTCGCTTAATGTATTATGAGAGCATACTACAAGACTCTGTTAAAGCAACTGTGACTTTTACTGATACTGGAAATGCGATTGATAATAAAACAGTTTTAGAAGGACTGCCTTTGGTTGGGCAAGAAAAAGTTTATTTGAAGTTCAGAGATAACAATGACTCTGGTTTGAACATAGTGTTATATGTGAATAAAGTGACTCCTATAACAGAAGACACTACAAAGTCTATGATTCAGTTAGAGTTAGTGTCTAAGGAATTTATTATGAATGAAAAGGTTAGATTGAATGAAAGGTTTGATGGAAAAATATCTGATCATATTAAAAAGATTTTAACAAATAGAAGTTATCTTGGCACAGAAAAAAATATTGATATTGAAGAGACTTCAAACAACTATAACTTCATAGGCAACAATAGAAAACCATACTATGCCATGAACTGGTTATCTAAAAAAGCAGTTTCTGCAAAGAATCAAAAGAGTGGTGATAGTGCAGGATATTTTTTCTTTGAAACTTCAGAGGGATTTAAATTCAAATCAATTGATGGACTCTTAGCACAAGAGAAGAAGAAATCGATTACATTTAATCAAACACCAGATTCAAGAGGAGATAATATTCCCGCTGGTTATGATGTAAAGGCTTTGGATTATTCGAAAGATAATAATGTAGATGTGCAAGAAAAATTGAAGATGGGAGCATTTTCTACTCGCACTATTTTATTTGATCCCTTTTCTTGCTACTATGAAGTGATTACACCAAATGCAAAACAAGTAGAGCAGTCACTAAAACTTGCAGGTAAAGAACTTCCTACTTTAAATCCAGAGTTCAATAAGAATGAAAACAATAAAGAGTTTTCACGAACAACTTTTTCTCTTTTAGATAAAGGATCTCTTCCATCTGGAACAACAAAACAGCAAATAGAAAAGTCAAAAACAGAAAACTTTGAATATAAAAAAATATTGAATCAATCCATAATGAGATACAATCAGTTGTTTTCTGCGAAAAGCACAATTACAATACCTGGAGACTTCTCTTTACACGCGGGTGATGCTGTTTTTATTGATGCTAAACAACTTGCTGCTGCCGATGAGGAAATAAACAGAGAATATGGAGGTCTATATATTATAGCGGACTTATGCCATTACATTTCTCCAAGAGAAACCTATACCAAACTTAATCTAGTCAGAGATTCCTTTGGTAGAACTGGTAATCACACATCGGGTAAGATACCATTATGACGGATAAAAGCATTCAACAACACATTAATGATGACAAGAATAAGTTAGAGGATCCAACTCTATCTCCTCAAATGAGACGCCACGTTGAGGATGAGTTAGAGCATCTTGAAAAGTATCAATTCAATCATCCAGATAAGAGTCATGATCCAACAGCATTTGAAATGTATTGTGACGAACATCCAGATGCTTCAGAGTGTAGAATGTATGATGATTGATAACTGATGGAAGGCGGAGCACTCTTTAATCCAGGATTTTTAGGCGGTAGTTTTCTCTGGTGGGTTGGTCAGATTGCTGATGACTCTACTTGGAGAGAAAATATTCTCCCTGGAAAATTTGCAGATGCAAACACCATTCCTGGATGGGGTAGAAGATATAAGGTAAGAATTATTGGTCTTCACGATCAGGGTAACGAAGCAATACCTGACGAAAAACTTCCTTGGGCAAATGTTATGTACCCCATCACCGCAGGTGGTGGTCAAACTAATTCATCACAGACTCCTAACCTACGTCAAGGAAACTTTGTATTTGGTTTCTTCCTTGATGGACAGGATCAACAAGTTCCTGTGATTATGGGTGTTCTGGGTAACAATGCCCAGACCGCACTAAACACTAGTTGGGATAAAACCAAAAAAGTTACCAATGCATCGCCTGGTAGTTTAGCAACAAGTGGATATGCAAGAGGTCAGAAATCAAAAGGTGCTGCAACTGAGAAAGTACCTGACGGAGATAAAGTAGTCGTCAAACCCAAATCAAGAGCACAGTATAATGAATGTGCTCCTCTTGCACCAGGAAAGACCTTAGATAAGTATGGTCTTCCTTATGGTGAAGCAAATGAATTTCAATTAAGAGATATTCAAAGTGCTGCTGCAGAGGCAACAACCAAAGGATTAACTGAAACTGCCTTTGATGACTTTATCAAAACCGCAGTTCAAGCAGGAATTAAGAACCGTTGTAAGGAAGCAAGTTCATCAACATCACCGTCGCAACCAGGAGCAGCAAAAGAAAGTGCAGATGCTGTTCACCAAACAAGTGCTGCAGATTTAAAACTTAAAGATAAGTATAAAGAAAAAATTCCTCTAATGAAGCCAGGGGAAAATAAAATCGCATCAGCACTGAAGTGTATTCAAACAGTATTGGATAATTTGATGCGTGAAATTAAAAAATATCTGGATGCAATTACTTGCTATGCCGATGCAGTTTCTGGTTTGATCAGTAGTATTCAGAACTTGATTGCAAAAGCAGCGTGCATTATTGCAAAGTATATGAAGATTATCTTTGATAAGATTATGGAATATGTTCTTAAGTTGTTGAACAAAGAACTGACCAAAGTTGTATCAGCAATGCCTTCAAGTATGAGAAGTATGTTTGCTGATATGAAAGAGATACTTGTTGAACTTATTCTATGCTTATACAATAAAATCACTCAAGGTCTCTGTGGATTGATACAAGCACTGCTGATTGATATTCTAAAACCAAAACAGTTAGAAGAACAAATGAGGTCCAGCCCTTCTAACAGAAATATAGTTCCTAGTGTTCCAATATGTTATGCAGAACAACTTGCAGGGCAGGCAATCTCATTTAATAAGCAACAGATTAATGATGCAAACAATACAATCATTGATAATGTAAATGCTTTCCTTGATGATATTCAAGGACAGATTGCTGGTGTAAGTGGATCACTTGCAGATATTACTTCTAATATTGGAAACATCGGTGGTAGTTTAACGGATGCTCTCAGTTTTACTAACATCAAGTTAAATGTATTTGGATGTGAATTGAAACCAAATGTTGCTGTGTCTGACTTCTATACCTTTGGAAGAGGTGGAGCAGCACAACCTGATGCTCAACTACCAAGTGAGAAGGGTGTTGAAAATACAGCAGCAAATCCAGTATCGGCATCACCAACTGCCGAAGTTCCTTATGTGGAACCCACCAGAAATTCTGAAGATTTTGATTACAGAGACTATGGATAAATATCAAAAAGGAATAAAAAAGCGAAAGAATGTCGTTTAATATTTTTGGTCCTGCTTCTAAGAACTCAATTCGTGTTGGTTACATATCAACTGATAGAGGTTTTGTAGATAATGTAACTATCTGCGAAGCGAATGATTATGCAAAGTTGAACCCAGGCACTCAATTTATTTTTAAGACAAGAAAGTTTATTAAGTATCTAAACATCAACGAAGTCAATAAACTTACTCCTGATGAACTTTTATCGGCAGGGAGTGAGTGTGGTGGAATTACTTTAGATGCTGACTGCGGAAAACCTCAGGCATACTTTTATGGTGGCGGTGGAGTAGGAGTTCAAGGTAATCCTGTAATTGGTACAGATGGATCTCTACTTGCAATTGATTTAGTCTATGGAGGTTTTGGATATCAATACCCACCAATCGTAGAAGTCAAAGATAAATGTGGTGTTGGTGTTGGTGCGGTGACCCGTGCAGTTCTTGGAGAGATCGTAGAGACCGTGGAGTACTATGATCAGGAAGGAGACTTTGAAGAGTATGAAATCTGCGACCCGACTGATGTTGGATATGGATTAAGATATGGCCCTAATGGAGAAGTCTTAGGAAACTGGGATCCAACTCTCTATGCAAATCTAACTAAAGATCCAATTGCAATAGAAATCAAAGAGTATCAGGATTTCTTACAGCAACTACAAACTCCTTGGTGGACAACACGAAAAGAAAATCCACTTAGAGTAACCTCTGGGAATAGAACAACCAGAATTAAACATAATGTCGTTGAACCACAACCCGGTGGAACCTGGACAGAGTTTTTGAATACTTATGCAATTTCACCAGTTCCTCCATCCAATGCAAAGGGAACTGATTTTGGTGCAGACTTATTTACATTTGAATGGGAGGAAGAATTTCCTTATGATGGTGAATATATTTTTAGAGGATCTGCTGACGGAGAAATACGAAATCTTTATCTTGATAATGAAAAGTTAGCAACACTTGCTAATTACAATAACGCTCCTGAGGTAATTACAAAAACAATTAAGGCAGGAGTTCATAGGATACGATTAGATCTCAAAAATGGGCAGATTAAAGAGAAAGTAGTTAAGCAACAACTAATTCAACCCCCAGTCCCAACACAACAACCCCTTAGAATTAAAACAGAGTATGATGGAGTTAGAAACCTTCCTTATAACTTTAAAGCGGGCATTTACAAAATATATGTTGAATATAAACAAGCAACAGGTCCAACAGGACTTGCGATTGAAATAAAAAATAAAGCAAATGGGGGGGTAGTTTTCAATAGTCTTCAAAGTATTAATGG